CGAGGGAATAGTGTTACTTATAATGTACATTGTATATTATAAGCAACATAATGTCGACGGAGGATGGGAAAGGTCAGAGCCCATTGAACTTGTGTATAAAAATTACCTCTTTCCAATGTCTTGGCTGTGACAGACTCACATGAAGCGCACTTTAAGATTAGATGGGACTAGAAATAGTTCCGTCTGACTGAAACAATCTACATGAAACTTAAACATTATTACATTCGTAATAATGCAATTATAATATTCATATATAAATCATTTAATCAAAACGAAGTATATATAGTTTGAGCGTTTAGCGAAAACTTGTTTCGTACAACGAAACACATAAATATAATTAATATTACACTAGGATCTAAAATGAACATATATGAAATAATCTCTAAAGATGATGTTAAAAACATAATCCTTGATAAAGAGCTGATTGCTTTTTCTATTGAAGAGTCTAAAAAATTAAAACATCATAAAATTGTAGAAGGTAATATTCATTGGGGTAAGGAATACTTAACTGAAGCTGGCAATCCATTAAATAGAGGCGGAATTCTACGTAAGATTCCTAACGCTCCTGGTTGGTTCGGTGTAGAATATAATAATGGCGAAGTTGGCACATACGATACTCGAGCCAAAGCTGACCGTGCAAGAAATACATATACTCAGAGATGGGATCAGCGTAATAATTCAGGTGCAACTACACCTAAACCTAATCTAGGCTCAACTGGCGGTGATCCTAACATCGAAGCATATAAAAGAGTTACAACGGCTAGAATACGCCGCCGTGCAGCTACTCGTGCTGATAGACAACGAATTCGTAGTATAGTAGCTAGTACTAAATATGGCTGGGTTGGTGGTGCAATACGAAAATTAATTGTTGTTATCGGTGCAGGCCTTATTCTTGAGGAATTCTTAGTAGACGTTTATTCTATAATAAAAGAAATAATAGAAGACCCATTAAATGCAGATCTTCGTCAGCAATTAATCGACACTATAAAATATGAAGGCGCAAGAGTATTTGGCCAAATACTAACTTTCTTTGCAGCAGCTATGTTGGTTGCAAGAACTGCAAGATTGGTTGTTAGTGTACTATTAAATGTTATTAGAGGCGGATCGTTACTTACTGGACCGATTGGCGCTGCTGCTATCATAATATTAACTCTTGCTGTTGAAGGTGCAATGTGGTATTTTATTAGTACAGACAGAGTTCAAAGAAAGTTAAGAGACATATGGATATGGACACTACAAAATTTATTTCCATCGCTAATGAGAACAGCAGCATCTGTACTTGGACAAGAGATAGACGTAGACGGTGACGGACTTACTGAACCATTTTTAAACGAACTTGAACAAGCTACTAGAGATATGGTAGATACTTTTGGAGGTATGACTGCTGCTGAAGCTGAAGAATTTAAAGACGAAACTGAAGCATATGTTGCAGCTAATGCTAGAGAAATTGATCCTAATGCAGCACCTGAAGATCAACCTGCTCCAGTAGCAGTAAGGACAGCGCCTGGAAGGGCACTAGCATTACCTGATCAATCTATTGCACAGCAAATGGGAACATTAGATTGGTAATATTAAATTAACGCAAGTCCGGACTTATTAGTTTGGTCCCAGTTAGACTTAATGATATTAATAAAGACTTCTTTGTCGCCTACATCTATTTCATACATGATGTCTTGATATTGTACTCCTCCACGCATACTCCAGAGTATACGATACAAATCATCCTTTAACGATTTTTGGGCTGCCTCGTAATCCTCTAAGAGTTTTTCTATTTCAGACTCCGGCATTTCCTGGATCACCCTACGAAAAAATTTGAATCGTCCATTGAGAATACTGACTTATATTCTTTTTCACATCCGCCGCAAGTTAGATCTAACTTTGGCAAGTCCCAAGTTGCTGTATTTATTTTGATTAAATCTTCAATGCCGTTAAAGTAAGTTCGGTCTTCTTCAAGAATGAACGCACGTATTGCATTTAAATTAGTTTCTTCTTCTTCACCGTCTTTGACTTTATAAACTTGATATAACACATTGCGTTGATTTATTGATTGTATAATTGTAAACACGCTTTTTGTTATTTCATCTTTTTTCTCTTCAGACATGTCAGGTTGTTCTGTAATCTGATACATAGTTCTATTAGCTTGGAATAAACTTGTTTGAATTTCAGTCCACTCGTTGTATGTTAATGGTCTAATATAAAATTTTAAATTATTAATTGTAACATTATCTACAAACTCTTTTCTTCCGTATTCGTCAATAAAATTACTTAATTCTAAATCATGATTATTGTCTTCTTGACAGTGAGGACATACGGATGCCTTGCTAAAGTCATTACCATATGATGCAATGCGTATTGCAATCAATAAAAACTCTATATCAATAGACGATAATTCTCCAGCATCTTTAATTGAAGGTATACAAGATTGAATCAAATTCTTAATTGCTACTCCGTTAAGTAATGCTTCGGGAGTTTTTAAAGCAATCTCGTCTCCGCCTGTCATTGAATACACTGGCAATTCTTTAAAAGATACGCCAGGTACAGCTTTGTTGTCCATGAATTTAAATTCGGACGGAACATCGACATAAATCTTAGGCTGACGTTTATGTTTGTTTAGTATGCTTTCCATTGACTCTCCTTTTAAGGTAAATAAGTATACAATGATATTTATGTCTAATAATATAGGTACTTAACTAATATGAGCCAATCTACAGAAGAGCTAATTGCTGAAAATGAACGCCTTCGACAATCGCTATCTGGATCTAGAGGAACATTAGATACCTGGACTTCAGGCCTTGGCAGCGCAGCTAGAGGACTAGGCGGTTTCGCGGCCGCTGCACTATCAGGCGAAGAAAAACTATCAAGTTATACTAGTCACCTCGGCACAATGGCAAGCGGCCTTGGAGGCGTAGGCGATGCACTCTCGGGTAGTTTTGGAGTTATTGCAGGATACGTAGATAATACAACTGCAACTTTCCAAAAAATATCAGGAGCAGGCTTTCAATTAGAAGATGGCCTAACAGGTGTTGGTATACAATCAGCTAGATCTGGCATGCAAATTGAGCAGTTTGGCAAGTTTGTTACTGATAATAGCGATATGTTGCGTACTATGGGTTCAAGCGGCACAGGCGCTATTAAGGCTTTTGGAGATATGTCCAAAGAGTTTAGAGAAGATACTAGCAACTATTCTCAAGGACTAAGAAGACTAGGATTTTCAACAGAAGAGATTAACGAAAGTCTAGTAGGATTTGCTGCAATTAATAGAACTCAATATCTTGAAAATGCGAGAACTGGCACGAGCCAAAATAGATCTGCAATGGAATTTGCACTTCAAATGGATCGTATGGCACAACTAACTGGCGAAAATAGAAAAGAACTACAAAAAGAAATGGATGCCAAACGTCGAGATGGCAGAGTCCAGGCGTATTTAAGAACTGAAACTGGCGCACTAGCAGATCAGATTAGTAGTTCTCTCTCAACTGTTGGTTCTATGGATAAAAATGCTCAAGCATTACTTGAAGATATTTTAGTACAAGGCTCAGTAACTAAAGAAAGTGCAGCAGCAGCAGCATTTTACGGAACAGAAGTTACAAACGCAGCACATGCAATGAGAGCAGCACAGCAAGCACAAGATCCAGAAGCATATGCAGCAGCGCAGCAAAGATTTATTAATGAAATGGCTGTAGCTCAAAACGATACAGAGAGATTAAGAGTTGCAAGATACCGAACAGACTCTGCGTACATTAATAATATACAAGATAGTATCGGCAGCTTTACTGGAATAAATGATCGAATTGCTGCTCAACTTGCAGAAAGTGGCATTGACATGGAGAAGGCTAGTGCTTCTCAAATACGTGCTGCAATGACCGCTATACAAAATCAAGGAGTTGTTGCTCAAACAGCAGCAGGAGTTACAGAAGCTGGCGCAGTTGATGGTGTGGGTGACGGCCTAACTAATACAGCATCATCAGTAACTGACGCAATTAATACAGTATCAGGAGCAACAAGAGAACAACTAGTTAACGTATTAACTACGCAAGTAGGACCAAGTCTTCGTGGATTTAGTACTGATGTAGACGCAACTGCTCAAAGTCTAATTACAACTATTGAATCACTTGGCGGTGGATTATCTGGGGCATTAAATGGACAAGACACAGGATCTGTAGTAGAAGGCGTTACAGTAGATAACCAAACAACTATGAGACAACAGGCAGCTGCCGCAGCCCAGGCTGGCCTTGGTCAAGAATCGACAGTAAACGGACTACCACCTGAGCTGGTCGCATCACTTGGCGACTTATCGGATGTGTTGTCTGGGCTGCTAAACAACATAAACCCCAGTGGTAGATTTATGGGCGGAACAGCAATTGGCGGAATGATGAACATGGTCGGTGAACAAGGTCCAGAGTTTATTATGCCAAACGCAAATAGTTTAGTAGCTACTGCAAAACAGTTTGCAGACAAAGCTAGACCACAGATGGAACAAATGGCAGCGTCTATGGGTCCACAGATGGAGCAGATGGCAAGTCAAATGCGTCCACAGATGGAAGATATGGCACAGCAAATGCGATCACAATTTGGTCAAGGATCACAAAACGGACAATCTGTCGAAGCATTGGTTGCTAGGTTAGAAACAGGCTTTACAAGTTTAGTTAAAGAAATGCAAAATAACAACAGAGAAGTCAGGAAGTTAACCGGAAATGCATATAGGGTATAAGTAATAGTATGAGTTGGAAGAAATATTTCACTCCTGTAGAGACAGGAAATCAGCAAGGATCGTACAGTCCTTTAGGTAACGGCGGCAGTCGTCCTGGACCTGCGTCAGCAAATTATTCGAGCTACTTGCCAGATGTATACACTGGCAGTCCAAATCGTGTTGAGCGATATGGTCAGTACGAAACAATGGATAGTGACAGTGAAGTAAATGCAGCATTAGACATTTTAGCTGAGTTCTGCACACAAAAGAATACTAGTAATAATACTCCTTTTACTTTACAGTTTAAAGAAAAGGCAACTAGTTCAGAAATTAGAATACTTAAACAGTATCTACAGCAGTGGACTAAACTACAAAACTTTCAAACAAGAATATTCCGCATATTACGCAACGTGTTTAAGTACGGCGATGCATTTTTCATTAGAGATCCTGAAACTAAAAAATGGTTTTATGTCGATCCAGGAAAAATTACTAAGATTATTGTAAATGAAAGTGAAGGCAAGAAGCCAGAACAGTATGTTGTTAAAGATCTTAACATTAATTTTGGCGATCTAGTAGCTACTACAATTAATACAGATCCAGGAACGTCTGCAAGCGGACACCAAGGATATTTTGCAGGAGGCGCTAGCGGAATGGCTGGCGGCGCACCTGATTCAGGTTCAAGTAGATCTAGATTTAACACTACACAAGACGAAGTAGCAGTAGATGCTAAAAATGTTGTACATTTAAGTTTATCAGAAGGTTTAGATAACAATGCACCTTTTGGAAACAGTCTATTAGAAACTATTTTTAAAGTTTACAAACAAAAAGAATTGCTTGAAGATGCGATTATTATATATCGTGTACAAAGAGCTCCAGAAAGAAGAGTCTTCTACGTTGATGTAGGTAATATGCCGTCACACCTTGCTATGGGGTTTGTTGAACGTGTTAAAAATGAGATACATCAGCGTCGAATCCCAAGTGCGACCGGCGGGGGTCAGAATGTTATAGACTCAGCGTACAACCCGTTGTCCATTAATGAAGATTACTTCTTCCCACAAACAGCTGAAGGACGTGGATCTAAAGTTGAAACACTACCAGGTGGCACTAACCTAGGCGAAATTGACGATCTCAAGTACTTTACTAACAAGTTAGTGCGTGGATTGCGTATTCCGTCAAGTTATCTACCTACAGCAGCAGATGAAGGCGGACAATTCAATGATGGACGTGTTGGAACTGCTTATATTCAAGAATTACGCTTTAATACGTATTGCGAAAGACTACAAAGTTTAGTAGAACATACGTTTGATGAAGAATTTAAATTATATATTTTAGAAAAGGGTGTAAATGTTGATACTAGTGTATTTGAACTAGGATTTCAACCTCCTAAGAACTTTGCAAGCTATCGTCAAGCAGAATTAGACAATAGTCGTATTGGTACATTTACACAGCTACAACAAATTCCATATATGAGCCAGCGTTTTGCAATGGCACGCTTCTTAGGACTTAGTGATGAAGAAATTGCTGAGAACGAACAGATGTGGAGAGAAGAAAATGATGAAAATCTTTCAACCCCAAATGACGCAAGTGGCGAACTACGCAGTGCAGGCATTAGTTCAGGCGCAATTAGTGCAGACTTAGGCGCAGCTGAAACAGAAGCACCTGGAGATGTACCACCTGAAGGCGGAGACACAGGTGAAGGCGCACCAGGCGCACCAGTTCCAGGCGAACCAGCAGCGGCTCCAGGCGAACCTACCATCTAAGGATAAATAATAGCATGATACTAAGAGAATTATTTTACTTCGATAAAGAAACATTAGAAATGGCGGATGATAATAGTTATTCTCCGGAAAATGATTCTGATGTTATAGAAAAAAGTGACACACGTAAGACTAGATTAACTTTAGAACAGATTAATCAGCTACGTGTTGCTTCAGATCTTCACGAACAAGAAAAAGAAGCAGAATTAGATTTTGTTAGACAAATGTACGGTGTCCCAGTTCAACCAGGTGTTTAATGATATCATTTGTTTTAGGCAATGGTAAATCAAGAAAACAATTTAATGTAGAACATTACAAAAAATATGGAGACATATACGGTTGTAATGCAATATACCGAGATGAAGTTGTTGATTACCTAATTGCAGTTGATCCTCCAATGGCACAAGAAGTTATTGATAACAACGCACACCTTAACACAACATTTTATACTAGAGACAATAAACGTTTTAGAGGAATTGAGAATGTAAACTTTCCTTCTAAGCATTTAGGATGGTCGAGTGGACCTACTGCACTATGGATAGCAAGTAATCGTAAGCCTAAAATTATCTTTATTGCCGGCTTTGATTTTGCTAGTGCTAACGAATCACTAAATAACTTGTATGGAAATACAACAAACTATAAAGATTCAAACAGCCCAGCTACTTACTTTGGTAACTGGATTAAACAAACACAGTTAATTATACGAGACAACCCGAATATACAATACTATAGAGTTATTACTAACGAACATAAGTTTTCTCCTAAGGAATATTACAGATATGAAAATTTCTCTAATATTTCATACGAGAAAATGAATGAAAAACTTAAAACCGTCCGTTTTGAGCCTGTTTCATAGTACTTATTAAGCTTTATAGTAAATATATATTGACAGCCTTGTAATAATACGAGAATAGGAGATACAAATGACTGATCGTACAAAATTTGAGAAAATGCTTGAATTACTGATCAACGAAGACCGTGACGCAGCTGAAGAGCTATTTCACGAGATTGTTGTAGAGAAATCAAGAGATATTTATGAAGGTTTGCTAGAAGCAGACCTAGAAGACGAAGATGACGAAGAAGAAATCGAAGAAGCATCAGAAGAAGATGAAGAAGATGAAATCGAAGAGTCAACTGACGAAGAATTAGACGAATTTGCAGTAGAAGCAGACCCAATGGGTGGCGATCCTGCAGACGATATGATCGGCGACATCGAAATGGGTGACGGCGATGACGACGGCGACGATATGGACATGGGCGACGACGGCGAAGAAGCTGGCGACGACGAAGTAGAAGACCGTATCGAAGACCTGGAAGATGCTCTTGACGAACTTAAAGCAGAGTTCGAAGCTATGATGGGTGGAACTGACGGCGACGAAGGTGACATGGACATGGACATGGGCGGCGAAGAAGGCGAAGAAGAAGAAGCTGAAGAAGAAGCTTTTAACTTTGAGTCAGCTGATGCAGACGGCAAGCAACTAGACGAGTATACTAACAAAGTTGCAGACCCAAAAGGCGAAGATAATAAAGCAACATCACCAGTAGCTGGTAAAAACGATATGGGCGGCACTGCTGCAAACATCGCAAAAGGATCAGCAGACGAAAAAGGTGGTAGTGCAGATAAGCCAAAAGTAGATGACGCAGGTAACGTCAATACTAAAGGTGGAAACAAAAAAGCGCCAGCATATAAATCTGCTAAAGCATAAGCGAGGACTTTACTGATGAATGTACTCCAAGAGAACTTGACATTCGACCAAGCAAATATGGTCGTTGAGTCTGTTAATGAAGGAAAGGACCTTCACATGAGCGGCATCTTCATCCAAGGCGGTGTAAGAAATGCTAATCAGCGTGTGTATCCCGTGAATGAAATTGGCAGGGCTGTCAAAACGCTCAATGAACAGATTGAGGGAGGATATTCGGTTCTTGGGGAAGTAGATCATCCGCAAGGTCTTAACGTAAACTTAGATCGTGTAAGCCATATGATCACACAAATGTGGATGGATGGCCCAAACGGTTATGGTAAATTAAAACTAATACCGACGCCAATGGGTGCTCTAGTTAAAACAATGCTAGAGGCCGGCGTTAAATTAGGTGTTAGTTCAAGAGGCAGCGGCTCCGTTAGTGAAGACGGGTCCGGCGAAGTTACCGACTTCGAAATTATAACAGTAGACGTTGTTGCTCAACCAAGCGCCCCTGGCGCATATCCTACACCGATATATGAGCATCTTATGAATACAAAGGGCGGTTACCAAGCATTTGGTGCTGCTCAAGAACTTAGGGAAAACTCACAGGCACAGAAATATCTAAAGAATCAGTTGGTTAATATAATCAACGGGCTCCGATAAACGAGGAGAAAAAAATGTTGGACGCATTAAATAAACTATTTGAGAACAACGTTGTTTCCGAGGACATTAGAGCGGAAATTGAAGAAGCATGGAATGTAAAAGTTACCGAAGCAAAAGCTACAGCAGTTGCAGAACTGCGTGAAGAGTTTGCAGGTAAGTATGAGCATGACAAAGGCGTTATGGTAGAAGCTATCGATAAGTTAGTTGAAGACCGTCTTCAAGCTGAAATTTCAGAGTTTGCAGAAGATCGCAAACAGTTAGCTGAAGCAAAAGCAAAATATGCAGTTGCAATGCGTGAAAACGCAGGACTACTACAGAATTTTGTTGGAGCATCACTTAAGAATGAAATTTCAGAGCTACATGAAGATCAGAAAGTAATGGCTGAGAAATACAGCCACCTAGAAGATTTTATTGTAGAAGCTCTTGCTAAAGAAATTGCAGAATTCCACACAGATAAAAAAGATCTTGCAGAAACAAAAGTTGCATTGATACGAGAAGCAAAGACTCAATTCGCAAAAGTAAAATCTACTTTTGTTAAGAAAAGTTCAGCTCTTGTTGCCGAAACAGTTAAGAAGTCACTTACTAAAGAGATTTCAGTACTGAAAGAGGATATCGACGCAGCTCGCACTAGCGACTTCGGTCGTAAGATCTTTGAAGCGTTCGCGTCAGAATATAATAATAGCTATCTTAATGAGAAATCAGAGACAGCTAAACTTCTAAAAGTATTAAGTAAGAAAGACTTAGAACTTGCAGAAGCGAAAGTAGTTGCTACAAAGCAATCTGCTTTAGTTGAAAGTAAGCAGCAAGAAATTGCACAGGTTACTAGCAGCATGATGCGCACAAACAAGCTTCACGAACTTCTTCGCCCACTTAACGGTGAGCAAAGAGAAATAATGACAGACTTACTGGAATCAGTTCAAACTTCACGCTTAACAGCACAGTTTGACAAGTACCTACCAGCAGTAATTGATGGTAACACTCCAGCGAAGAAGAAGGCACAACTTACAGAAGGCACAGAAATCACAGGCAATAAATCAACTACTAGTGTTAGTAGTGCAAACGATGAATCAACTACAAACGTATTAGACATTCGTCGTTTAGCTGGAATAAATTAAGGAGAACATGAAAATGTCAGAATTACTAGAAAGCCGCTGGACAGATACTAAAAGCGCACTACTCGAGGGCCTAGAAGGCAATCGTAAGTCAGTTATGGCTGTAACACTTGAAAATACTCGCAAGTATCTTTCAGAAAGTGCGACAGCTGGTGCAACATCTGCCGGCAACGTAGCAACACTTAACCGTGTTATTTTACCAGTCATTAGACGTGTAATGCCAACAACTATTGCAAATGAGCTAGTTGGTGTTCAGCCTATGACAGGCCCTGTGGGACAAATCCACACACTAAGAGTTCGCTATGCGGACGCAGCAACTTCAGGCGGCGGTGTAACTGCTGGTGAAGAAGCACTAAGCCCATTTAAAATTGCTCAGGGTTACTCCGGTAACGATGCAGCAGATCCAAATGGTAAGGGTGACTCAACTGCAACACTAGAAGGTGCAGCAGGTAAGCGTATGTCAATCCAGATCCTAAAGCAAACTGTCGAAGCAAAGTCACGCAAGCTATCAGCTCGCTGGACATTTGAATCAGCACAAGACGCACAAGCCCAACAAGGCATTGACGTTGAAGCTGAAATTATGGCAGCATTGGCTCAGGAAATTACAACTGAGATTGACCAAGAAATCCTAAACAGCCTACGTGGCCTAGCTGGAACAGCATCTGAAACATTCAATCAGTCTGCAGTATCCGGTACAGCTACATTTGTCGGTGACGAGCATGCTGCACTAGCAGTACTAATCAACCGTCAAGCAAACAAGATCGCTCAGCGTACACGTAGAGGCGCAGGTAACTTTGCAGTGGTATCACCACAAGCATTGACTATCCTACAGTCTGCAACTACAAGTGCATTTGCACGTACAACTGAGGGCACATTTGAAGCACCAACAAACACTAAGTTCGTTGGAACATTAAACAACGCAATGAAAATTTACGTTGATACATATGCAGCTGATGATAGTGATATTCTTGTTGGATACAAAGGTTCAAGTGAAGCAGACGCAGCAGCGTTCTACTGCCCATACATCCCATTGATGTCAAGTGGTGTTGTTCTTGATCCAGAAACTTTCGAGCCAGTAGTTAGCTTCATGACACGTTATGGTTATGTTGAACTAAACAACACTGCATCGTCCTTGGGCAATGCAGCTGACTACGTAGAGAAAGTTGCTATCTCGAACGTAAGCTTTAGCTAAGTTTTAGTTAATTAAAACTGAAGAAGGGCGCCTCAGGGTGCCCTTTTTTAATGACCAGTGTATCGCTAATCCATTAAATGGATAAATACTTTTGTTATAGCAAATAGATCTATAACAGGTAATTATGCAGTAAACCCACTGCGTAGACCTAGAACGTCAAGGAGAAAACAAAATGGGAAGACCATTAAATAAGAGATATTTCGGAACACCAACAGCTGGTGGCAGCGAAATTAAAGTACAGTTTCATAATGGAACTGGTTCAGTAAACGGTTGGATTGTAAAGCAAATAGGTTCTAAAAAGTTCCGTTGCTCAGACGGTACAGTTGAAAAAGATTGTTTCCTAGTAGACAAATCAGCAGCTGACGGCTCAACACCAGCAGCAGTAGATGCAGGTGAAATGACTATCACAGTTAAAGACGATGCTGGCGCTCTAAAGCAAATTACTAAAATTTCTGGACGCACAGTTACACTAGACACAGGCGCAAAAATTGCTTGGAACTTTAGTGATGCTACAGATGATGCAGCAGTTGAGATGGAAGAAGCTGGTACAAACGCAGCACAAGCTGGCGCAGACGACTTTGAAGTTGACGCAGACTAAGTTAAGAAGTTAAACTGAATAAGGAATTGTAATGTTAAGACTAGTTAGTGTACCAGACGGCGACTATAAAATTAAATCAAGGGCAGGCGGCCAAATAATACTTGCGCCTGGCGCACAAGGTAATGTGATAGTCGACGGTAATTTAACTGTAACAGGTAACACTAGTACAATTGAATCTACTATCACAACGATTAGAGACCCTATAATAACTCTAAACGAAGGTGACCCTGGTTTACAAGGCGGAATTAGTTTTAGAAAGTCTGGTTTGCACATTAATAGAGGTAATGGCATTCCAGACACTTACATTGTTCATGATGAAGACGTTAGCTGGTCAGATCCAAATTCTGGTGTAGTTACAGACGGTGTAGTCAATGTGTTTCAAGAATCGTTTAGCGGCGGTGGAACACGAATTGAAAGAACTGTGCCTGTTAAGATTGGCGGAATTGTTATTCCGACTGGACAAAAATTTAACTTTCAAGGACTTGCTGCTACTGGTAGTATAACTGTTGACAGTGCTAGTTATACTGAAACTTTAGACTCTAGAGCATCAGGATACTTTATAAACGACGACGATAAAATACTTGCTAACAAAGGATATGTTGACTGGAAAATTACTGATTACTTATCACTTGTAGGTGTTCCTACAATTTCTAGTACACTTGTTGATGGTTTAACAGGTGCACCTGTTCTAACTACTAATGTTTCAGTTAAACAAGAAGGTGTTAACTGGAATCAAAACAGTGAAGTTAGAATGGACATTGACAACTTACCTGTATTTAGAGCAACACTAGACGATGGGTTTGAATTCTATAATAGTGCAGATGCACAAGGATTAAGAATTAAAGCAATTGACAGTGGCACGCTACTTGAAAGTATGGGGTCAAATGCAGACTTAACAATAAGTGTTAATGGAACAGGCAGTATAAAGATATTAGATGATTTGTTAATGACTTCTAATGTAAGTGAACCTGCATTGCCAGCACCTAACACTGGAACAAAATTATACGGCGGCCCTGTTGCCGGTGGCGGCACAGGATTGTATGCCGCAACGGATGAAGGCCGAGATGAATTGGCAAGCAGACGAAAAGCAATCATTTATGGATTGTTATTTTAAGGATTTAAAAATGGCTATTAAAAATGTAAGAATACCTGATACTAACCCAACACAAGTGTTGTTAAACGACCAAGCTGTCGGCGGAGGTAACGACATAGCTGTTACTATTGCAATACTGTGTAATACATCAGCAAGTACAGATGCAACTGTCAACATTTATGTTGTAGCAGCAGGTGACGCAGCTGGCGAAGGTAATCAGATAATGAATAACTTAGCAATACCTGCAGGTGAAAGCTTTAGCTTAGACACTGAAAAGTTTGTTATGGAAACAAATGACGGAATTGTAATAACTGCTAGTGACGCTAATGTAATAACAGTAACATCAAGCTTTGTGAGAGTATAACCTATGAAATTCCTAAAACGTACCAGTCTTGCTAATAAGAATGTAAAAGACGAAGCATTAAAGATTAATAGGTTCGGAGAAGTTACTACTGATAGTAAAATGTCAGTAGGAAAAAGTACTCGACCTATTGTAGAATTAGACGTTGCAGGTAGCGCAAACATTGCAGATACACTAAACGCAAATGTCCTTCAAGCGTCAGTACTTGAACCACAGTTTTCTAATGGCGACTTAGCAATTAGAGCTAGCGGCACAGGCAACGTTGTTATTAACAACTTACTTACTGTTGGCGAAACTGCGACTACGTTTACTGGAGAAGTTGTTAATATTAATAACTTGAGACTAGACGGAGACGGCGCAAGGACTGGAATATCAGCAATTGATTCTAACACAGGTCTTTATTTAGACAGTGCGGGTACTGAAGGAATTTACGCAAACGGCGTTGACATTACTAAAACAGAAGGTAATGTAATTTGGGTTACACAAAACGGTAATGACGGAAATACAGGCGAAAGTATACAAGATGCACTTTTGACTATTAGGCAAGCACTTGTTATTGCACGTAACGGCGACACAGTTAGAATTGGCACAGGAACATTTACAGAAATATTTCCATTAACTGTATATCCTGGTGTTAATGTTAAAGGCCAAGGAATACGTTCTACACAAATTAAACCTACTTCTGGCACAAGAACACAAAACTGCTTCCAATTTAGAGGAGCAGCATTAGTACAAGAGTTAACAATTCGTGAGATGGAATATGATAGTATAAACGATAGAGGTTATGCTTTCTGCTACGATGAATCTACAAGTGCAAACTTTACACGCGGTCCGTATGTTATGAACGTAACTGTTCTTAACTTTGGATCTAGTGTAAGATTAGGTCTTAATTCACCAGACGATCCATACGGATTTAATGCAGGGGATGCTGGACGAGGAGTTAAAGCAGATGGGCAATATGTAAGTAGAAGTGCAATCGAACCTAGCTTCTTGCTCAACGAAGCAACTTTCTTTTGTCCAGGACAAACTGCTATTGTTTTAACTAACGGTATAAGAATGGAATATTTAAATTCATTTACATATCTGGCAGATAAAGCAATTCACGCAACAACTGGAACAGAAGGTTGGGGCGGATCAGGACAAACATATGTTATTGTAGACGGAGTATCAGGCGGAAACTTTATTCCAGGTGAAAACGTTAGATACACATCAACAGATGGTTCGACAGTATCGCAATTTCAAATATCTGGTTGGGACGTTGCAACATCAACACTATCAATTACAGGTCTTTACACAGGACTTGACGGAGTAGACTTTTCACCACAATACGGACAAGGTGGTTCGATTATTGGTACAGTTTCTGGTGTGCAAGCACAAACTATTGTAGAAGTTACAAAGTTTGAATTTGGTGCAGAACTTAGAGCAATTGGGTCTGCAAACGTATATGGTAATTCAGGCATTAACGCAGACGGCCCGGGCGTAAGTTTACGTTTAATTAGTCATAACTTTGCTTATATTGGCGCAGGAAAATTAACAACTAACCGCGCATCAGATGCAATACAAGCAAATGAAGTTGTTGAAACTAATGGAGCCAAAGTACGTTATACTACTACAGACCACTTAGGTGATTTCCGTGTAGGTGATCTATTCTTTGTATCCCAAGAAACCGGCGAAGTAACAATCGATGGTTCTGGTTTAAACTTTGGCGCACTAGCAGGGGGCTTAGAATTTGATGACGGAGTTGGTAATAAGAGTACTATTACAGCAACAGAAATAACAGCAGAATCCGTTAACGGTAAACTAACTGTTATCGGAACAAGTATTGCAGGCGATACTATACTAGATATCGATGCTGCTGAAGATTTAAGTTTCTTTGCAGATACAGGCGGCGTATTAATTCGTTCAGGATTTGATAATAGTACTAACTACATACTACAGCCAGGTGATATTAGAATTGAAGGTGCATCCTTCCAAGTTGACAGTAATAGTATTATTGGCGGTGACCCACTTAATCCAGGTGATCTAAGTCCGCATACTGTACAAATTAAAGCATATGTTGAAAGTAATATACAACCAGCACCACAATTTACAAATGTGTGGGATTTAGGAGCACCTGACGCAGTTTGGGGCACAGCATATGTTAGTGCTGTACAAGTTGATGATATTAGAATTGAAAATAATAAAATATCAGTTAGTAATACTAACCAAGATTTAGAATTCGAACCAGCAGGAGCAGGTAGAGTATTTGTTGGCGGCACAACTTATATGAAAATTCCAGTTGGTAATACTCCTGAACGCGGCTCTGATCCAGTTACTGGTGCTATACGTTTTAATAGTCAAATTTTATCATTTGAAGGATATCAAGGTACAGCATGGAGTTCACTAGGCGGAGTTAAAGATATTGATGGAGATACGTATATTACTCCAGAAGTTTCTCCAGGATCTAACGACGATAGGTTTGACATTTATGCAGGCGGATCGTTAGTAGGACAATGGAACTTCGATGACTTAATAGTTAACACAACTCGCTTTACTAATAATAACTTTACATTTGAAAATGATGTAATGAAAATGACAGATGCTGATGGAGATTATAGATTTGAAATTACTCCAGGGGGCACTGGTGAATTTTTCTTTAATACAGATGTTAATATTAATGGCGATATTATTTTACCCGGCGGTACTATTAGTGCGCCAAACGCTACACTAAATGTTACAAGTATACAAGCGGATAGTTTCGTTGGAGACATTGTTCCAGATGCACCTACTGCATACGATATTGGACACACTACTACACCATATAACACTATCTTTGTTGATAGAATGGTCGGCGAAGATATTCATATAGTACAAAATAAGATTGGTACTACTAATACAAACAGTGATTTAGAATTGGTTACTGCTGGCACCGGCCAAGTTAGAATCGAAGCACAAAGTGCATTAATACTTCCGGTAGGTACTAGCGCGGTTCGCCCAGTTGGTGAACTAGGACAAGTTCGCTTTAATACTGATACTAATCAATATGAAGGCTACAACGGTATTGCTTGGAGTTCACTAGGTGGCGTTAGAGATGTAGATGGTAACACATACATTCTTCCAGAAACATCACCAGGATCAAATGAAAACACATTATACTTTGTTGCAGGCGGAATTGAAGTAGCAAGATTAAACAATCAAGGTTTCTTAGGCGGCATATTAATTGATAATAATTTACGTTTAGAAGGCAACGCTATTAAAACTACTACATCTAATTCAGATTTAGATATAATGGTTAACGGCACTGGCGAAATTAATCTAGAAGCTAACACAAATGTTACTGGCGTATTAAATGCAAGCGATTGGGTAACAACTCCAAGAGCATTTGTTACAGGTGAACTAGTTAATAGAATTGCTTATATTGATTTCCAAAATGAAATACAAACAAGTGATAACTTACAGTTTGATGATACTGAATTAACAGTAAACGTTCCTACTATTATTAATAGTAATACTACTATTGATGGCGTTTTAAATGTAACTGCTAACTTAAATATTCCAGAAGTATTTACAGACTTTTTAACAGTTGCAGAAGATTCATATTTCTTAAAGAACGTATATTTCGATCAAATGGGCATATTTGGTACACGCATTACTACGCTAGATACTAACGCACCGTTGCAATTAGACGCAGCAGGTAGTGGCCGAGTTGTGTCAATGACAAATATGACTGTCGAAGGCGAACTGTTTATTCAAGGTGATATATACGGCAGTCAATCTACGCAAAATGTGTTTAACACTACAGCAACAACAGTTAATGCATTTGGTCAAGCAACTGCAATTAGCTTTGGTAATGCTGCTGGAACTACTACTTTTAATGCAAATACCCCTTCATTAAATGCTACATCAGGCGCAATTGTAATTGGCGGCGGCGTAGGCATAGGTGAAAATTTACACATAGCCGGCGACTTAAACGTTGAAGGCGGCGACATTAAAACGTTAGCACAAAGCTTTAATTTACTTAATGAGAATATACAATTCTTAACTGCATTTCAAAGTGCAACAAGTATAGATTTTGGTGCACCGACAGGACAAACAGACTTTAAATCAACTGACGGAAGTACAAGCTCACTTACAGGTGGTGTTATATTTAGAGGCGGTATTGGCGTCGCTGAAAACATATTTGCAGACGGGATTATAAACGCTACTAGTACTACTAATTCAACAAATACTAGTACAGGTGCAGTTGTTGTTGAAGGCGGCGTTGGTATTGGTGCTGACTTATACGTTGGCGGCATTGCAAGAGTAGAAGATACCACAACTTCGACTACTAGTACAACTGGCGCAGTTGTTGTTGATGGCGGTGTTGGAATTAAAGAAAATCTAAACATAGCTGGTATTACTAAAATTGAAACAACTACTGAATCAGAAAGTACTACTACTGGAGCATTAGTAGTAGCAGGCGGAATAGCAACCGGCCGAGATATATACGTTGGACAAGATGTTGAAGGATCGGGAATTGATTTAAGTTATATTAATAATTTCACAATCGATGGCGGCACGTATTAAAAAATACGTTACCTCCTCAAAGAAATAAATACATGTACAAGAGCATATCGTAACTAGGAAACATACCTAATGTCAAACAAAATACTACATAAAAGAAATAATGTCGCAGGACAAGAACCACTAACAGATCAAATTGATTTGGGTGAAATTGCAATAAACACAGCTGACGGCAAGATGTTTATTAAAAAATCAGACGGCACAATTCAAGATGTAAGTAAAGAAATATTTAAAGGCGATACTAGAGTTGTAGTTAACGACGAAGGTAACGGCGTTGTTACTATGGAAATCGACGGCGTAGAAAAATTACGTGTTGACGGTTCGCAAGTAAGCATTTCAGATGATCTAGAAATAGATAATCAAGGAGCGATTAAACTTAAAGAGTTAGGTACATTTGGCGATAACTCAATTAATATTAAATCACCAGCAGAATTAAGCGATAGTTACGATATTGTATTACCTGCTACTGATGCTAAAAAAGGACAAATTCTACAAAACTTAGGATTTGGAGAAACAAAATGGAGTGACCCAGGTTCACTTGGTGGTAACAGAATTTATGTTAGTGCTGAATACGGTGACGATTTAAATGACGGTCGAACAGGTTCAGTTAAAACAATTAAACGTGCTGCACAAATTGCGTCTGATGGAATCTTTACTCCAATTGTTGAACCTGGGCAATCAGCTCGTGATGCTAAAGATTTAATAGAAACAAATCGTGCTTTCTTACAAAATGAAGTTGTACAGTTTAGTACAGATGCATTTAATGTTACATATGATGCTGTAAAATGCGAACGCGATGTTGGCTTAATTGTTGATGCAATTGAAAACGATTTACGCCTTGGTGGCGATTCTGCATCTAGTGTTGCTGGTGCATTTTATTCTTTAGAAAGTTCAGCATTAGTTAAACAAGCTCAAGATGTTGCAACTGAATATGGTCTAAAAAGAATACAATCTATTGTTAAAGATGTTGTAACAAACACAGTAGTTACTGAAACAACACAAGTTGGAGCAATACAGCAATTTGACGGTACAAAAACAGCAACAGCTAGTGAAGCTGTATTAGTAAATAATTTAGGCCAAGTAGTAGTTGATTTCTATGTTGAAGGCGTTGGAACAATACCTAACGAAGTTAAAACAACAGACACTGGTTATTTAAATGCCGAAATACTAATTGATAACAACAAAACTTTTATTCAAGATGAAGTTATAGCTTTCCTAAATCAAAAGTATAGCGGCTTTGCTTTTAACGAAGCTAAGTGTTCTAGAGATACAGGATTACTTGTTGAAGCTGCAAACTTTGATGTACTTTATGGCGGTAATGCAGAATCGCATTACGCAGGCCTAACGTATCTAAATGCAACTGCATCAGAAGTTCGAGATTCACAAAAGACAGAAACACTTGCTGGTATTGATTATGCTAGAACACTTTCTAAGAAAGTTGTGTTAGGCGAAACAGCAAAGTACACATACCAAACATCTATACTTCAAAATACTGCACTAACAGCAGGTACACAATCAGAAGCAAACGCAGTTCAAGCTAGATTTGATATTATTTACAGCTTACTTAATTCTGGCATTGGTACTGCTAACGGTGTTATTACAACTAATGCTGCTATCTTAAATTCAAGTACATTAATTGAAAGTAACTACGACTTTATTAAAGAAGAAGTAATTGGTTACTTAACAGCAACTTATCCAAGTTTTAGCTACGATCAAAACAAATGTCGTAGAGATGTTGGATTGATTCTTGACGCAGTGCGCTATGATTTAACACACGGCGGCAACAATGAAAGTATTCAATCAGCACTATCATACTACCGATGGGTTGCAAGTACAGCTATTAATGAGCAACTAGGTCAAACACTAGCAGGTATTGATTATGCATTAGACTTAGCAATATTAGCAGTAGTTAACCAAGCGCCTGCAACTAGCTATCAATCAACATTTACACAAGTTACAGATACTGGTAATGCAGGCGATGCAAACTCACAAACAATTATTACTGGATTAAACACATTAATTGCTGATATTATTACAGATGGTGATAGTGCATCAATTGGACTAGATATTGATCCTAATAACGCAGTGCCGAGTACAGTGACAGATGTTGTTAATGCAAATGCAATACTTGCTGCAAACAAAGCATTTATTGAAGCAGAAACTGTTGCATTTATTAAAGAGACATTTGGAAACTTTAGTTACGATCCAGTTGCGTGTTCTAGAGACGTTGGCTTAATTGTCGATGCAGTTAAGTTTGACGTTGAACACGGCGGTGATGCAGAAAGTATTTTTGCAGGTATTAGTTACTACAACAATGTCAGTGCAGGTACTGGCGAAATTAGTGGCGATGCTGTTGAAGTTCTAAGAGTACAACTTCAGCCTACTATTGACGCATTAGAATATACTAGGGACTTATTAACCAAAGTAGTAATGCAGTCAACGATTGCTAATCCTTATCAAACAGTAACTACACAAACACTCGATGGCGCTAATCCAAGTACTAATGGAGTAGCAAATACGGTTTATAGTCGCGCTAACACAGTTGTTACTATACTTAAGAACGGCCTAGGCGTAACTAATAGTTTTATTAAAACAACAAATGTTCCGGCATTAAACGCTGAAGCTTTATTACAATCTAACACTGCATTTATTCAAGAAGAAGTAGTTGCATTTACTACTGATCAGTATCCAGGATTTAGTTACGATCAAGCTTCGTGTAAGCGTGACGTTGCATTAATATTAGATGCTGTTGAGTATGACTTAACACATGGCGGTAATACTAACACTATTGCAGCAGGTGTTGCATATTATAAACAAGCAGCAGCGTTAGTTGTAAGTGGACAGAGAGCAGAGACATTAGCAGGCTTAAATCACTTAAAGCTTCTTATTACTGAAGTAGTTCGTAACGTAACTGTTGATCCAACATACTCAGTATTAAGTCAAACTTTTGACGGGTTAAACCCAAGTGATACAACTAGTGCTAATACATTAGGTGGATTGCTTGATATCATTATCGATATTGTTGATGACGGACTAAGCAGTGTTGTAAATGTTACAGCAAACGGTGCTATCACAACTGACCAAGATATACTAGATGCTGGCGCATTAATTACTTCCAACAAAACATTTATTCAAGATGAAACTGTTGCATATGTTGATGCAAGCTGGGTTAACTTCTCTTCAGGATACAATCAAAACTTATGTAGACGTGATACCGGATACATTCTTGATGCATTAAACTTTGACTTAACATGGGGCGGCAATTCAAATTCTGTAACATCAGCAATTGCATACTTTAAACAAAGTAGTGCATTTGCATTACAGCGCCAATTAGTTCAAACTGTTGACGGAATTATGCATGCTGTTAAACTAGCTCAACAAGTAGTTGAGAACTATGATGTAACTAGTTGGCAGATTGGTTCTACTCAAACTACTGACACTCTAAATCCAGGAAGCCAAGCAGCAGTTACTAAAATTGCAGAGCTCGGAGTAGTGATTGAAGATATTATTACAGATGGTGTTAGTGCCGCAGCAGGTATTTCGATATCTAGAAATACTATAATTCCAACTACAGATGTAAATGTTACAAATGCAGCAGACTTAGTTGCACTTAACAAAGCATTTATTCAAGCTGAAGTAGTAAGTTATATTAACACTAACTTTACAAACTTTAATTATGATGTAGAGTTCTGTCGTAGAGATGTAGGATTATTTATTGATGCTATTACATATGACTTAATTTTTGGTGGTAACTCTAGAGCACTCGAAGCAGGTGATGCATACTTTATTGGAACAACAAGTGTTATCCAAGGACAAGAATTCCAAACAATACTTGCTAACCAATATTTTGCAAAGCTCGTTGATAATATACTAAAAAATATAGTAAACACTCGTTTATATCAAAATATAACAGGTCAGACTGTTGACGTATCTAAAGTAGTTGACGGAACAACACGCGGAATTGTAGAATCAGAATTTAATATCATTGTTGATATTATTGAAAATGGTGCTGCGTCAGCAAATAGACCTACAAAAGTTGATCCTGCATTTAATATTGCATATACAACTATTATGGTTTCAACTGGCGAATATAAAGAAGACAACCCAGTTATTATTCCGGATTATGTGTCTATTGTTGGTGATAACTTACGTACTTGTATTGTTCGTCCGTTAAACGCTAACCAAGATATTTTCCGTGTACGTAACGGTTGTTACTTGTTAGGTATTACATTTAAAGATGGTCTTGATGCATATAATGTTCCTAGCTTTACAGGTAATTATTGTGCTGCATTTGATGACCCATTTGATACAGGAGTAGATCGTACAGGTTATTTTGGACTACGTGATCGTCCACTAATTACACAGTCTCCTTATGTACAGAACGTGTCTATTATTTCGTTCTTAGGACTAAATGGTTGTTTAGTTGATGGATCTAAAGTTATTACACCAAATGCTCCACGCTTTGCAATTGAAGCAGAGAATCCAGTATTTGGTGAAACACCTGAGCAAGGTAAGTCAATGGTTGCGAACGCATTTACAATGCTATCATTTGGCGGTATTGGCTGGCGCCTGACTAACGATGCTTATGCACAGATTGTTAGTTGTTTCCAAATTTTCTTAGGCAACGGTTGCTGGTGTCAGTCAGGTGCTTACCTTTCTGTTACTAACTCTGCAACTAACTTTGGACTATATGCTCTACGCTCGTCAGGCTATTCTGCAAATACATTTGTATTTGATAGAGGCGTAATTGCTGAAGCCGGTGCACAAGCGTCACAACAAAAACTTACTACAGTTGGTACAAAGCGTACACCAATTAACCAATTTGTTATACGCTTGTATGACGATGATGAGTTTAACAACTTAGCTAATGATATTACAAATAATTTTAAAACAGTTCCGTCTACAGTACAATTTAATGCAGGCGAAATTGGTACACTATACGGTGACGCAGCTTCATATGTAGTTAACACAGTAACAGCTGATACATTTACTATACAAGTAGGCCCTGGTAAGAATCTAGGAACTTATACATCAGGAGGCACTGTTGATATTAATCAAGCAAATGCCCCAGTAGCTGTTGTTGCTGCTACTTACGATAATGTAGCAGGTACTTTAGAAATTGATATAGATACACTGCCTGTAGTACTAGACAATGTAACAATTACTGAACTTACTTTTTCTGGAACAAACTATCCGATATACGCAGAAGGCGCACTAGACTTAGATGCAAATACTATTACTATTTCCGGACACGGATTTGTTACTGGCGATGCTGTAACTTACCGCAGAGCAGGAAATGTAGAAGTTAACGGACTTGCAGACCAAGGATTGTATTATGTAGAAGTTCTAACTAATGATATTATTAGACTTTACCAAGATGATTCTAGAGGATTTGTTGCTGACTTAATTAGTATATCATCTGGATTGCATACTCTTGAAACACAAACTGAAGAATTCTTCATCGACGATATTATTCTTGATGCAGACGGAAATGTACAAACACATAACAAGTACCAAATACTAACACTACAGCCAGGTTCGTATGCATTTAACCCAGGCGACACAATTGAAGCAACAACTGGCATTTACAGAAACAAAGCTTTTGTATATGCTTATAATTCAGCTACAAGACAGCTAACAGTATCAGTAGAAAAAGCAGAAAACTTAGGATCTTTAACAAGAATCTTCTTTGACGCAACATCAATACTTGACGCTGACTCTGCTGCGATACCTAACAGTAATATTTTAGTTACTGGATTTGGATCAAGAACAGACTTGTTTACAACAACATTTACAATTGATCCGACTATTGTTGGCGGCGTATTTACAAGTACAGGAAATCTTCCTGGTACATATATTCGTTTCCACAGACCAAGTATTGTTAACAGTTCGTCACACACTTGGGAATATGCAGGTTCAGGTACAGACTATAACGCTCTACCACAAAACGGCGGTATTACAAGAGGCGAATTTGAACAGTTTAATGACTTACCGGGACGAGTTTACTCTTCAGGTACTAACGAACTTGGTGACTTTAAAGTTGGTGACTTTATTGTTGCAGAAAACAGAACTGGTAACATTACGTTTAAAAACACAGTTACAGTTGGCGAACTTTCAGCACTAAAACTAGCAGTTTCGGATGTTGTTATTGAAGCAATATCAGTTGATCCAGGACTAGGTGACAACGAACCAGGCGGCGCATCAGATACACGTTTGATTACGCAGAACGCAGCAAGAAGCTTCTTAGCAAACAGACTAGGTGACTTTATTGATAAGAGTGTGTCAACTAACTCAGTTAGTGGCGCTGTTCCACAAATGAACGCACAAGGGTTACTAAACGCAGATATTATTCCTGCAACACGTAACTTTAGTTTATATGTATCAAACAAAAAATATGGTAGATTTAATCTAACTAATGACGTTCCGCCACAAGAACCATTACAAGGTGATATTGCTCAAGAGAAATATGAGCGTAGATTCTTTACACTTAGTGAACCAGTTACCTTTGCTGAGGGCGACGTTATCGTTGAAGCGAATACTGGAGCAACTGGTGTAGTTGACGAATCTAACGGCGGCGCAACAACAGTGTACTTTGCTAACATAGAAGACACATTTAGTACTAATATTAGTGCTAACACACTGAGTATTAATGGAACAAATAGTACTGCGTATGTTACAAATACTGGCAGTGTAGAAGTTAGAGATATCCAGTACACAATGGTACAAGATAGTTCTAGTCAATTCTTAAAATATACTCCAGGTGGCGCAACATTTACTCCAGGGTCGGTAATTACTGCTGCTAATTCAAAAACACAAGGTACAGTTGTTTCAACAATAGATGGTGTTGCACTAGCAGTTGACATTGCTAATATTAGTAACGGCGCAGGTTATAATCCAACTACAGGTTCATTAGTATATGAAGGTGTTTCACTAACAAGTACAACAGGCACTGGTACAGGAGCAAAGGCTGATATCACAGTTGCAAACGGTTTAGTAACTAACGTTGACTTAACACTTGGCGGTTCTGGATACACAGTTGGAGATGCACTATCAGCAGATGCAAGTGACTTAGGTGGACAAAATACAACAGACTTTGCAATTAATGTTATTGGCATTGATAACAGAGTGTTTGTAAACTTAATTGCAGGCAAGTTTGTTGCTACATCTACACTAAACGATTATATAGAAGATTCAAATGCACCTGTAATATCTGTTGCACTAGGAAATACAACACTAACAGCATTTAATGCAGACACAATTTCAAATAGTGGTAACGTTGATTATCCTAATTCACGCATAACAATTAACTCGCATATTTTCGATAATGGCGATGTTGTTAACTATGCAAGTTCTCCGAATCCAGCTATTGGAGGATTACTACAAGGTGAAAGTTATTTTGTAAAAGTACTTGACGCAAATACTGTTGAATTGTATAATAGATATGATCTTGACGTATCACAAAAAGTAACATTTACATCAAGTTCAACTGGTACACACGCATTTATTATTAAGCATGTTGATACACGTAAAGATCGCATATATGCTCCAGATCACGGATTTACAAACGGACAAGCATTTAGATTTGTAAGTGCTAACCCTCCAACTGGAATGGCAGATCAAGGCTACTACTATGTAGGTACACCAAGTGTAAACACATTCTCAGTACACGTATTCCGAGCAGACGCATTAGCTAGTATTAACGGTGTTACAGCTAGCCCAATTAACTTTGTGCAAACAGGCAGCGGAAGTGCTGACTTTGTTGCACAAAATATTACAGTATTTGGTGAAGTTAATACTTCAAGTAACTTAGAAGTTAACTGGGCACTTACTGGTAGTGCAAACGTTGATGCAACAAACATTGTATCAGGTGTTATTAGTACTTCTAGACTTGCAGCAGTAGGAACAGCAAATAGTAATACATACCTAAAAGGTGATAGTAGTTGGGACTTTGCAGTACGTACAGTGCGTATAGCACTTGACTCACCGTTAAGCATTACTGGCGACTTTTACACAAGTGGTGGACAAAACTTCTACTACAAAGATGGACAATTTGATATTGACAGAGCTGACGATACTTTAGGTAACCAAAGCTTTACCAACTTAGGTGTGTCGGCATTCAGCAAAGCACAGTTTAATGTAAACTCAGGCGAAGTTGAATTAAAAGCAGGTGTGCTTGATGCAGGTACACTAGACGGACTTGATAGTCAATACTTCTTAGATCCAGGCAACTTACTCAATCCAGTTCCTGTATCAAGAGGTGGTACAGCAATTGATCAATATATTCCAGGTGATATGATCTATGCAACATCAGCATCGACATTAAACAGACTACCAATCGGCGGCCAAGGTGCTGTTATGGTTGTTGACGAACTTGGTAACCCAGCTTGGTCCAATGACGTTGCACCGTTTATTGAAGATACAAATAACGCTGGTGTATCGAGACCACTTGAGATACGTCACGAAGTTACTAACACACCAGCA